CCTCAAGCAAGCCGGTTACGAATTTTGACACCATGAACACACGAACGAACCACGGCGCGCTTGTGCCGATTGAAGGAATCGCATGAAAGCGACCTGCCCCAAATGCAGCACGGCCTTCGAGGTCAAGACGCTCGCGAGCCTGGGCGGAAAAGCTCGCTGGAAAGGCATCCCTGCCGCTGAACGGTCCAACATCGCCCGCGCTGCCGTCTCGGCTCGATGGGCAAAGCAGAAACAGGCCAAGGAGGAAAGATCATGAGCGACACACCAACAACACCGACGCCTCGCACAGATGCGTTCATCATGGCTCATCTCGGATGGTGCCCGACAGACTGGAATTGGAGACTCTTCGCCCGCCAGCTTGAACGCGAAAACGCTGCACTGCGCGAAGCCCTCTCAGGACGCACGGTGTCATGCGAGCGGTGCAACGATTCAGCCACTCTACGCGACCAACTCCGCCGAATCTGCCTAGAGGGCTTTGGCAATCAAGACACCATCGGCGGCGAGGCTGCGGACGATTACGTTCTTCGACGGCTTACCGCCATGCGCGAGGCGATCCAAGAGGCAATAACAGCCCTATTCCGCCATGACGTTGAAGCCGTTGATTTGGAATCAGGCGAAGAGCTGACAATGACCGTCACCGAGGAAGATCAAAAATCGCTTCGATCCGCTCTCGCCAAACTCCAACCCTTCGCCACGCCATGAAAGCAGACCCCAAAGCAGCGGCCCTGACGCTCAAAGGCCAGGGCTACGGAGCACGGAGAGCCGCCAAGGTGCTCCGCCTGCCGTTTCAGACAGTTTCGACGTGGTTCTATGGCCGCTCAAGACGCTGCGCGGGACGATCTAAGAAGGCAAGTGCGGGACACTCTGCGGGACAGTGGATGCAATCGCTACACCACGACTCCGCCCACTTTATCGTCAACGGCCTGCCGGTCTGCGCGGACGGTCCCACGGGGGCCAAGGTCAACGCGGGCGACCGATGGTTCACGCATGACGGCTGCTTGAAGAAATGCCTGCGCTGTGTGGCTCGGGCGAACGATAAAACTCTGGCGACGGGAGGGGCGGCAATACGCTCCGACGAAGCCGGGAAACCCTCAAACTCGAAATAGCATGAATACACCAGAAACGCAACCGCCCGCATCGTTGGGTGCAGCGCCTTGTTCGGCAGATTGGGAATACATCTGCGTCGAAGTCACGCGCACTGAATCAACCGACCTCTACCTGAAAGTCCCGAAGGGCTGGCGACCGTCCGGGCGAGACTACAAGCTGATGGGACGGGCAGCCAATGCAACAACGCGAGACGGTGACTGGGACAAATACGGATGGGAGAACGAGGTGGACGTGCAAGGCCACAAGCCAGTGGACGCCAAGGAAGCCGAACAATACCTGACATTCGATGCGCGTCCGTATCTGCCGAACAACGAGCTGAGCCGCTAGCGAGCCTTGGCGAGTCTGTCGGCTCCAGCGCCAGTTCGCCCCTTGACTTTACGACCTGCATCTAACCCCATACGAGCATGCCTGCATTGAAGAACCCGAAACATGAAGCGTTTGCGCAAGCTGTGGCTCTCGGCATGCCGCAGGGTCAGGCCTACATGGAGCACGTAAGCCCGTCTGGTTGCAGCGAAAACAACGCCTATGTTCGGGCGTCTGAGCTTTGCCGCGCAGGGAGTAAGGTGGCCGTAAGAATCTCAGAATTGAGAAAAAAGGTAAGCGAGAAAGCAGACCGCAAGTTCGACCTGACAAAGGACCGCTGGCTTGATCGACTCGAAAAGATCGCCGACAAGGCCGAAGATGCGGAGGACTATTCAGCCGCAACCGGCGCGCTTCGAGAGATTGGGAAAGCCGCCGCCTACTACGAGCCCGAGGAGGTCCGACACACGGGCCACATTGACGTTGCCCTGCCCGACCTCGCGGCAGTGGTGGCGAAAGTCTTCAAAGCCAAGCCATGACCGCCACCGTCACAGCCGAGGAAATGGCCGCATGCCTGGGTGACAAGCGATGGCGCTTGAACAATCTCATGCTCATTCTCCCCGAGGATGACGAGGACGGGGGCCTAATCCCCTTTGTGATGCGCGCCGAACAGGAGCAGTTCCTTCGAGAGCGCCACACGCGAAACTTTGTCCCGAAGGCGCGAAAGCTGGGCATGTCCACGCTCATTGTCTTGGACAATTTCGACGAGGCCCTGACGGTCCCAAATACCCATTGCGCGATTGTGGACTACCGCGAGGACGACGCCTTGAAGAAGCTCGACATTGCGCGCAGGGCATGGAAGGACGGGCCAAAGCATCCGAATCCCGTGATTGCGCACATTTGGGCACAGATTCACAAGGGGCTGAAACTGGTCAAAGACACGACCGAAAGACTGGAATGGTCGAACGGCTCCTGCATGGAGGCCTCGACCTCCTTCATGGGAGGTACGCCGCGCCGCATTCACTGGTCCGAAGCTGGGCCGCAGTCTGCACATGCGCCGGATCGCGCCCGCAAGGTCAAGCGAGGCACCCTGAACGCCATAGGCGCGCATGGCGTCATCGACGTAGAGACGACCATGGAGGGCGGCGAGGGCACGCCAGCGCGCGACTTGTTCGACCTTGCGCTTTCGATGGTTGGCAAGCCGCTCTCGCGCATGGATTGGAAGCTCCATTTCTTCCCGTGGTATGGGCACCCGTCGTATGATCTTCCCGGCCACGTCCCGCAGTCTGACGAGGTGCTGAAATACGCTGCCGAGATGCAGGAAAAGCACGGCATCAGCATTCCGGCCTCGCGCTGGGCATGGTATGAGAAGAAGCGCCAGGAGCAGAAAGACGACATCTGGACGCAGTTTCCGACCATCGCCGAGGAGGCAATCCGCGTGGTCGTGTCGGGTCAAATCTTCCCGCAGGTCGTGACGGTCAAGAGCAAGGGCCGTGTCCGACCGCTGACCGTCGAGGCGAACCGCCCGCTTTGGTCGTTTTGGGACATCGGGAACGACGGCCTCTCTTGCTGGGTGGGCCAACAGGTCTTTCGTGACATCCTGTGGCATCGGTTCTTTTTCACGACCGGCGCGGGCGCTGTCCGGGCTGCGGAAGTGATTCGCCAATTTGAGCAGGAGCTAGGCCTTTCGTTCTCGACTCACTTCTTCCCGCATGACGTGGACTATCGCGACCGTGGCTCATCGGTCACTTACCGCTCGCAGCTTGTCACCGCTGGGGTGCCTAACCACAAGATTATCACGATCCCGATTGCGGGCGACAAGTGGGACGGCATCAACGCTGTGCGTGACCGCATACCGCGCATGTGGTTTGATCCTGCCTGCGAGAAACCGCAGATCGACGCATTCGGTGAAAAGCTGCCTTCGGGCCTTGGATGCCTCACGAACTACCGGACGCAGCCAAAGGCCGCTTCTGGCGCGTTGCGGGCGCTGCCGCTGCATGACGTGAACTCGCACGGTGCCGACGCTATGGTGACGTTTGGCGCTGCCGATGAGCAGGGCTACCTTGTCGGCAATCTGCGAGCCGATGAGACGCCAAAAGCAAAACGGCGCGGAACAATGGCGGTTGGAGGACTGGCAACGAGCCTATGAACGTCCAGCAAGCAATCGCCGCTCTCTACGCCTCGCACTTTGCGGCAGGCCATACCTTCGAGGCCGATCTTGTGGCCCATCTGCGCAGCGGCTACGTGTGGGCGTCTCCTACGGCTTTCGTGATGGCTCGCCTTGTGCGGTCTCACTGGACGTGGGCCGAATGGGGCAATCTGGAGCTCTCCGACCCGGACGGCGATTGCTGGTGCGTCTGGATCGCTGCCGGTGACTTGGCGGAGTTCTTCCGCGTTTGCCCGCGTGAGACAAAATTCGCTTGCTATTCCAGGCGCGGTTTCCCCCGACTTTGGGAGTTCGACGAACTCCAAAGACTCTGCTGCCATGGGATTCATGCCAAAACCGCAATCGCCGCCCCCTCCGCCTCCTGCTCCATTGCCGGTGCGTGAAGATGTCCAACAGGGCACGACCGACGCCGCCGCGATGGCGAACCGCAGGAAGGGCATTCGCTCTACGATCCTCGGGCAGGTTCCGCAAGGCCAAAGCATGCCATGACCGACGAACCCCAAGACGCCGAAGCCATCTATACCGCCCGCGACAAAGCGAAGGCGGAAAAGCTGGTTAAGAAGTTCG